TGCATCGTATCTCATCCATTAGTTAAAAAGGCTTCTTCATTGGCTCGGTATGTCCATGAGCATAATCAGGCATTCCGGCTTTCATCCAGGCTTTTACACCACATTCTAGTGACTCTATGGTCAAGTCACCGTTAACCATATCCTTTTTATCGTCTTCACTCAAGAGGCGCGTTGCTATGAGGCGAGGACTACAGCCGCATAACCAGCCTAAATTGCTGATTATTTTCTTGCATTCGTCTTTAGTGGGCATTGGCAGCCTCTTTTAACATCTTTAATCTTTCAGCTATTGGTATATGAGGCGCTTGAGTAATGGCTTCTTTGATTGCTTTTCCTATTTGTGCGTCTTTTTGGATTTGTTCTTGCTTTGCTCTCTCGTGCTGTTCCTCTTTTTCCCTGATGGATTGAGAAGTAATGCCCTTAAATCCATGTGGAGTTTTCCAGTTATTTTTCTTAATCAGATTAATTGCCATGTGGACAGACTCCACAGGGTCACGTTTAACCTTGAATTTATCAGCATAAAAAGCTACTTCATCGGTTAATAGCTCCAGGGGTTGCTTTCCAGTCTCAGCTATTAGGTCTTTTATGTATTTTAAAAATTCTGTTAAAGAAAAAAAAGAAGAAAAAAGCAGTTTTTCCCCCTTTGGATTCCTTTGGGGATTCAACTGATGATTCCGTGTTCCGTTTTTGGTACTGGTAGTAGTACCGTTTTTGGGACTGGTACGTGTCCCGTTTTTGGGACTGGTTCCATTTTTACTACCAGTACCATTTTTGGGACTGGTTGTGGATAACTTTTTCTTCGGTTTTTGTTCTTTCTGTTCTTTTGTTTCTCTACTGGTTACGCCCATTAACCGATAGACATAGACTTGGCCTTTCTTCTCGCCTGTCTTTATAATTTTCCCTTTGTTCTGTAATGTTTCTAAAACTTTTGCAACGGTCTTTCTATCCAAACAAGTATCAATTGATAGTCTTCTCCAGGATGGCCAAGCCTCGTGCGTCTCGCCGGCTCTATCTGCATAAGATAATAAGACTAACTTTTCTGATGATGTAACGTCTTGCTGGCTCCACGCCCAATTGGTTGCGTCTATACTCATTATGAAAATGCTCTTTTTATTATTTGACAAGGTGTAGAGGATTCGATACCCAAGGATTTAGGGTCTAATTGAATGAATTTTTTTAACGATTCTTGACCTTCGTCACTATCGACGAATTTGATTATTTCAGAATAAAAATCAGGGTGTTTATGAATGCCTTTGCGTTGACCTTCACGATATAGATAGCGGATATAATCAGAGCGTGAGACGTGATTATAGTTCTCTTTTGATCTCGACATGTTATAATGCCCTCGATGCATTAAGCCCAATCAACCAGGATCGTTGCTCGGGTTAGTTGTTTTAGTAAATGTACTCGGTCGCCAAACTTCAAACATTTACACAGTATTTTTAGAGGCAGGATGCCTCATCATTCCTTTATTTTTCTTTAACCATAGTAATCAACATCAAATCATCAATAATTATTTTTAAAGCGTCTAACACTTCTTTGTCCTCAATAAAAAATTGTTCCTTCATCTTATCAATAATAAGAGTCACAGTATATTCGCCCTGTTGAATCATCAGTAATACAAATGTGTAAATACCCAATACCCTCAAGTCTCGTATGGCTAAAACTTTTTCGTTTTCTAATAATGTCGCTGGGATATTCTCTTTCGTAAAATTCATGTTATAGTTACCTTGTTGTTGTAATTTTTCATGATGAACTTCCTTGATAAGTTGTAGATACAAAAAAGCCCGTTCGTGTCTCCACTTGCGGGCTTTTCATTGTACACCGTCCAGGCATACGCAATCTTTCTTTATCTCTTGACAAAATTCTTCTATCCATTCTTCGACTACCTGAACTTCACTCGTACTAAAGCATAATAGATTAGGATTTTTCGGATCGCGCTCATGTACGGAATTGGCTACACGTTCAAGTAATTGAACGGACTTAGCATATATGTCAATTGCCATTAAAACTCCTTTGCTTTTTACTACTCCAATGGTTAAACTGTCGTCAGTGCTGCGTGTCCATTGAAGATTTACACGTTGTACTGTCAGCGGCTTGCGCCAGCCTAATGCTAAAGGTGTGAACTTTGGCATTAGGTCATCTTATATCAGGTAATTTTAAATTCCCACTCAATGTTTAAAAACAAACTGTATGATTAGATTAACAACATTCGTCAGTGTGAGGCCAATAAAAAAGCCATGACGTCTGCCGCTTTTAAACGCTTCATTGGAAATCTCGCGTAACATTTTGGTTAATGCATTTTCAGGAAGGAGCAAATGTAGCTCCTCTTTTTGTGCTTTCTTAGGAAAATGAAGCAATTTACTCATAGCGGCTCACCTTCATAAGCTGAGGGAATAAGTGTCGTTTCATCATTGAAAAATGGCCTTTGCAATGGACGAATAAATCCGACTCCTGGAATTTCACAAGGATGACAGGCCAAAGCCGTTTTAATTGCTTGCCATACTTTGTTAATAAGCTCGTCATCGTCAACAATAAAAATACACTTGGTGTCATGACCGTCATAGTACAATTCGATTGCTTTTCCGTAGCCTCCGCCGTGTTGCTGTATCTCAAAGAATTTAACATGCTCGCTGTTAAAAATTCCTCTCTCATGTACTTCTCCCTTGAATTTTAAATCGTACTCAATCCACATAATCTGTCCTTAGTGCGTGTGTTTATCCTGTTCCATTTGATTTTCAATACCGTTTGAAACATGGCGCAAAGTATTCACCATAATAGCCGCTAAATCTGAGCCGCAAACGTGATTTGTTCTTTCTCTTATTGCGTCTACTTGCTCTCTCATTGATTTATCGGCTTGTGCGATAATATGAGCTACAGTTGCCGCAATAACACCATCAATGGGATCGTTGATATCAAAAGACTCTACGAATTTTTCAAGCACATTGATACCTTGTCCATGAATCATATGACGAAGATGTTCTACTGCTCTTTCGGCATCTTTTGGCGTTAATCCATTTAAAAATTGTTCTACTGCTTCAATTGCTGTTGTCATTTGCTGATTCCTTTTTGGTATTTAATAAGAATTGAACTAGCTTGCGATAGGGGCTTTCTAAAAGAACAACCCATAAAGCAATCACTGCCGCTAATGTGAAAATTATCATCCATACAGGCATCAACACATTGCTAATAATCCAGGGCAAAACAATGCCCGTAGTAAACATTAATAGCATCAGCAATCCGATTGCTTTCAAGAGACATCTTGATTTCATGATTTCTTCCCTATGTTAATAAATGGCATTGCATTTGAGGCGTTTGTGGTTGGTAATTGACCATCCCATTTGAGAATTGCCTGGTACTGGACAAATTCAGGGGTTAAGCTATCAGCCAGGATTTTATTTGCTTTAGCTTGCGACTCAGCATTTAAGGTAATTTGCTTGGCGTTTGCTTCGGCTTCAATGATTTGTCGTTCTCCACGGGCTTTTGCTTCAACGATGGTTTTTTGAGCTTCGGCGCGACTTGTAGCGATTTCATTTTCAACCTTAACAGCATTTTGGGAAGCCTCAATTTTGGTGTTAATGGAATTCATAACAGAGGGAGGCAGTACAAAACTACCGATAAGATAAATTTTATCGACGTTTATGCCGTTGCTGGCGGCTTCTTTAATAACAATAGCATTAACAGAGGTGATAAATTCCTCTTTCTTCAAGCCATAAATTTGGTCTACAGTCATTCTGCTTGCCACTTCATTCATAGCATCTCGCACCATGTTATGAAGAAAAGTATTTGTTATTTCTTCAATTCCTAGTCGGTATTTTGTAAACACTTTGACAATATTATCAGGTTCAATCTGGTAGGTTATGCCAGCATCGGTTGTAATCGTTAAACCTTCCGAAGTTTGCATGGTGATGGCTTGCTCTTTATTCCAGGAGCGGTTTTGCAAGAATGTAGGAAACAGATACATTTCTTTATTCCATCCAAGATAATAGCGCCCTACTCCTGCCGATTGTTCGGAAACCCCTTTATCTGAGCCATAAAGATTGACGATAACGCCTCGATAACCGGCTGGTACTCGTGTCAAATTACAGCCAACATAAACAGCGCTAATAAATACTACGCCGCCAATTAATCCCGCTTGAATCCTATGCTTCAACTTCATTTACTTCTCCCTGTTGATGTGACCATCCTGGATCACGATTTAAAAATCCTACTGGCATAAATCCTGAATCTTCTAACCCTTTAAATTTTGCTGTGACAATATGAGTATCCCAATTAATGCGGTCATCATACACGTATGGCGAAACTCTTATCGCTACAGGCATAAAATCCCATTCACAATTAATCATCATAATTAAGGATTCAAATGAGTAAATTTCTCTCATGGTTTGCATGGATTCTTCAAGCATTCCCTTATGAAAGCGAAATAATAGCGGTTTGCTCATGCGGCCACCTGGATTAATTGATCGATAATGTAATGACATTGTTCTTCCACATAACCAAAATCTTTTACGTCCGACATTCCACCAAAATTCATCGCATTAAAAAAAGATTCTTTTTCTTTGGTTTCTTCTTCTCCGAAATATTTTTTAAATAATTTAATATCACAGCTATCACCATGATGACCGCAATCAAATCCTATCCACATGTCATTACAAGGAACGGGCAATAAATCTTTTAGACCATGTGTTGGAGACATAAAAGTTAAACCGCCATGACAGTCTATATTCAAACTATCATAATCATAATGCTTGTATGTTCTTCCGCCCATAAATGAACGTTCTTCTTCGGGCGTATTGCTATATGGGTGATCAGGAGGAATTGCGACATAACCGCAACGATGTCCATTCGTATTCATAACAATTAAATATTCATGGTCTTTATAAGTTCCTCCTCCCTCAACAGCTATCCATTTACCTTCAGGAACTAAAACATCTTTATCGCCCTTTAATTCTAATATTTTTGTTATGCAGCTCATTTTTTATCCCTATTTAAAAATTCATTCACCTGTTTAGCTGTACATACTGAACAAAGGAGCACATGTGAGGGTGTCATATTCCCATTAGGAACTACTAAATAGTTCAAATTAATGCCTATTTCAGTGCACATATCACACCTGGCTATTTGCTGACTTCCCTTCACTTCCATCGACTCGTCTCCAAATATTACATTTCATACAGCCATAAACCTTAACATCATGGCCAGTTTCCGTTGCAAAATCCCAAACAGGATAAATTTTATATTTTTTTACATGACGAAAAGCACACCACAATAATTTATACCAGGGTGCTTTATTCATATTTGACCAATTACCTGTCCAATCCCTGTTAATTTTCGCCATGTTCTTTCATTGCCTTTTCAATATCATGTACCAGCCTATCTTCAATGTATCTATGAAGACACCAGGTTGCCCACATAGAGCGACTTAAAAACGGTTCTTCCCCTTTTCTAATATGGGCTAGCAAGCTTTCAAAGAATTTAACATGGTGCTTTAAACTCTTTTTAGCTTCGGTAATATTTATATTTTCACTCATCCGGCTTTCTCCGTTGGTTGTTCCGTCCATTCCGTTTTAAGTTCGCCTTTAGTAATGCGCTCAAGCTTGTATTGTGAATTTTCCGGCACATAACCCCAAACAATCCAGCGCCCTAAAGAGCGGTGAGACATACCGGTTTCTTTCTGGAAGTTATACTGACTCCCATATTTTTTCAAAACATCATCAGGTGTCATTTTATGCCTCCTATTTATTTTTGGAGAATATAACAATATTTTTGACGTATGGGAATCATACCCATATAATTCACTTTTAAATATTGTGTAATAAATAGTTGACATATGGGCACACTGCCCATAGAATGGATGCTTAATACAACAAAAGGAAACACTATGAACGCAATATATAAAGATGGGGTCTATGACATAACAAATGAGCAATATCATGCTTCTGAGGGTATTTCTCGCAGTAAATTAATGTTATTAGATAAAAGCCCGTATCATTTTTGGTATGAAACAATGTCGGGTCTTGCTGAGAAACAAGAGGCCACGCCAGCAATGAATATAGGCTCGGCTTTTCACACGATGTTATTAGAGCCGGCAAAATTTCAGATGGAATTTGCTATAGCGCCTAAAGTAGATAGACGCACCAAACAAGGAAAGGAAGAATGGGAAATTTTTGTTGAAGAAAGCCAGGGAAAAATACTTTTAAGTGATGACCAATTTGCCAAAGTTAGCAAAATGGTTGAACTGGTAAGCAAGCACGAGATTGTGACGACCCTTTTAGGTGAGGCAGTTTATGAGCAGTCTATATTTTGGACAGACAAAGAAACAGGTTTGCAATTTAAAACACGACCTGATATATGGTCATCCAAAATGGTAGTAGACTTGAAAACTACGAATAACGCGAGCGCTTATAGCTTTATGAGAAGTGCTTTAGATTATGGGTATTATCTGCAAGCTGGAATGGCTCACGAGGCGTGTAAAGCACTGGATAAACCTTTTGATATGTTTGTTATATTGGCTTGTGAAAAAGAAGCGCCACACGTTCCGGCAATTTACATAATGAAAGATGAGGCTTTGCAGTTCGGAATAGACCAATTTACAAGCTACAAAAGAAAGCTGAAAAAGTGTTTCGATGAAAATAAATGGGAAGGATACCTTGTACAGGAATTAGCAGTTCCAAAGTACGCTACTATTGATTTAGAGGAGAAAGCAGCATGAGTAATATGTCAGTTACAGAAAGAAAAAGCATGATGATGGCTAACCAAAAGTCAGTTATGGGATTACTGGAACAGATGAAAGGTGAGATTGCTCGCTGTCTTCCAAGGCATTTAACCCCTGAACGAATGGCACGAATTGCAATGACTGAGCTTAGGAAAACACCTAAGCTTCAAGAATGTGATCCGTTGAGCTTTATTGCTGCCATTATGCAAGCGTCTCAATTAGGTTTAGAGCCTGGCATTTTGGGATCGTGTTACTTGATTCCTTTCAATAATAACCAAACTGGCAAAGTCGAGTGTACTTTCATGCCTGGTTATCGTGGTTTCCTGGACTTAGCCAGACGATCAGGTCAAATTACTTCTTTAGTGGCTCGGGCTGTTTATTCAAACGATCAATTTAGCTATGAATTTGGATTGAAAGAAGACTTAACCCATAAGCCAGCTATGAATGACCGAGGGGAATTAGTGGCAGTTTATGCTGTTGCCCTTCTCAAAGATGGCGGACATCAATTTGATGTAATGAGCAAAAAGGACGTGGACTTAATCAAGAATCAATCCAAGTCTAAAAATAATGGTCCTTGGGTTACGCACTACGAAGAAATGGCGAAAAAGACTGTACTTAGAAAACTGTTTAAATGGTTGCCCTGTAGTGTTGAAATGCAAAAAGCCGTGTCACTTGATGAGCTGCAAGAAGCTGGAATCCAAAATATTAAAGAGGCTGCCAGTGAAGAATTTGACATTGACTTTATCGACCATGAAACAGGCGAAACTCCTAATGCAAAACCTTCTCGCCAGCATGATGCGTTAATGGATAAATTGAATGCAGCAAAGGGCAAGACAATTGAAGGTGAACAGGTTGAAACTGGTGAAGTGGCTACTCCTGAGCAATTAAAGGAAATTCATGCCCTGGTATCGGTTAAAGACTTCTCGCCAGCTCGATTTGGTGATGCTCTTAAACATTATGAGGTAGAAGCATTGGGAGAGCTGACAATCGCCCAGGCTGATGATTTTATCGCAATATTAAACAAAGAGGCAGATAAATAATGGCGATTGACTGGAATGATTACCCAGATATTCCATGTAAATGTGGATTTGATGATGTAAGTTTTCCGCATAAATGTGTAGAAAAAAGAGAGGAAAAGATGAGTTGTGTATGTGAAAAGCATAAGGATGAGCTTAAAAGCTCTTCCTTAAAAGAATTGGGTCAAATGTTAGCAAAAAATATTCAAATAATGCGAGGAATGTATGATTTATTCAAAGGAATAATTTTTGCTCCCGAAGCATTAAAAGAGCGATTAAAAAAGGACTGGCCAAATGAAAATGTTGAGTTTGAGAAGATTGAAGAATTTATTGAAGGACAGATTCGCAATCAGCAAAAAATTATTGATATTTTACTCGAAGAATTGGAGTCCAGGGAATGAAAACAGTTGTACATAAGCCAAAAAATTATCTTGAAAAAATCACAGAAGTTTATGTATTCGCCTCCGTAGATTCAGGAGGCGAAGGCGTTATAGGACAAACCGTTAATGTTGGAGGAAGCACCACTTTTATGCCGTTCGTTTGTGCCGATAAAGCAAGAATGGAAAGTTTAAAACCTATTGCAAAACAATTAGCGCGTGATCAGGGAATAAAAATTAAGCTGATTAGATTATCAGTTCGAGAAGAATTAGAGGAGTACGGTAAATGAACGAATTAACAAACGCGCAACGAGAAGCAAATACGCCCGATTTAATCGCACAAAATCATGCTTTAGATGCCCATGAATTTCTTGTTAGATTCCTTGCCAAATTTGACAGTGCAAAACGTGGAGGAATCCATGATTTTATGGAAATATCACTATTCAATATGGTTAATTTAGCAGTTGGTAACATCGACAAATATTTAAATGAAGGGCATAAACAAGTGAGTGCGAATGAGATTATGTCAATCGTTGCTGATTCCTATCAAACAGTTTTAGATAATATCAAACGTAATTTAGAGAAAATGGGTCAGGTAAACTTAAGATGAGCTTATATAAAGAAATGCTTCCTCCCATGAAAGATTTAAAAAATTGTCCTCATTGTGAGAATAAAATTATTCGAGATATTTTTATGATGAATTCAGAAGATGGCCGAAAAATGATAGAAGCTGATGCATGCAATCATTGCGAAATAATTTATTACATATTGCCAGAATGATGACAAAAGAAGAATTTGCAAAGCTGTACCCTCCTTTTGAGGAAAACGATGATCCAATAGTATTTGAATCACCTATATTAATGCAAAAACCCTTAGTAGACAGGATGTCACATGAAGGAATTAAGACCATACCAGAAGGAAGCGGTGAGGGAGTGCTGGAACGCCCTTAAAGAAAACGATGAGCCGGTATTATTAATGGCAAGCGTGGGAGCCGGTAAAAGTCTCATGCTAGCCTCAATATTAATGACAATGGCAAAGCTGGATAAACGTGCTTTATGCTTGGTAAATAATGCTGAACTTGTTAGAAATAATTGTGCTACATTTAAAGAACAAGGCGGTGAAGCTTCAATTTATTGTGCAGCTCTCGGAGAGAAAGAAACTGGTGCACCAGTTGTATTTGGAACGCCCCAATCAATCTTAAACGGAATTAATAAAAATGAACGAATCGCCCAAATCAAGTTTAACATTATCATTGTTGACGAGGCTCATGCGATTAATTTTACTGATGATCGCAGTGTTTTTATGCGAATATTGCGCCATTACAAGCAAGAATACCCCCAAATGCGAGTGCTTGGAGCAACCGGAACAAACTTTAGATATAAAGGGTCACAAATCGTTGGAGATAATTGTCTCTTCAAACAACAAGTCGGAAATATCACCACCGAGCAATTAATCAAAGAGAATTATTTAATTAATCCTGACTTTAAAATAGACCCTCAGCTCATCATTGATTTCTCCAAAGTAAAAATCAAAAGCAATGGCAAATTTGACTCCAAAGAACTTGACCTGGTTATCAGCCAAAATGCTCGCTTAACTGAGCTTATCTGCAAGCAAATCATTCACATCATGGAAACCAAAAACAAATTTGGTATTTTTATCTTTGCAACCACAAAAAAACACGCCGAAGAAATTTTAAGTCATTTGCCCCCAGAGCAAAGTGCTTTAATCCTTGGCGAAACCCCTCAAGATGAACGGACGAGGATATTAAATGAAGCGCGAGAAGGTAAAATTAAGTATCTTGTTAACATTGCTATTATTTCTGTTGGGGTTGATGTTCCTGCCTACGATACCCTGGCTTATCTCAGACCAACCGAGAGTCTGGTCTTGCTCGTCCAAACTATGGGGCGTGTTTTGCGTTTGTCTTCTAGTACCAACAAACAAGATGCCTTAGTATTGGATTTTTCCGGCAATATCGAACGTCACAGCCATTGGGATAATCCTATTCTTTTAAAGGCCGTTAAACAGGCTTTAGACGACGATAAACCAAGGGTAATCAAATGCCCTGCTTGCATGGAATTAAACACAGAGACAGCTCGCCGTTGCGTGGGAGTGACTAACGATAAGCGCTGCGAATATTATTTTGAATTCAAGGATTGCCCAAATGACCAATGCAAAGCACAAAATGATATCGCCAGTCGTCATTGTAGAATTTGCCAGGCCGAAATTATCGATCCCAATGCGAAACTCACACTCCCAAGCAGCTCTCAAGTATTGCGAGAGCTTGAAGTTATTGAAGCTAAATACGCAATATCAGACTCTAAAACAGGATTTAGAGTAAATTGCATGTATCGCTGTCGAGACGATAAAGGCCGCATTGCAGCTTTTTATGAGAATTACACGCCCATAAGTGATAAGGCACGTCATGTTTTCTACGGGCAGTTCGTTAAAAAACACTGCGAGAAACCAAGCGACTGGTATATCCATCTCGATAAACGAGAGAAAATGCACGAGATGCTTCAAAGTGTTAACACTCCTACACACATAATGCTTCATGAAGATGATAATGGGTATAGGATAAAAAGGAAAATTTTTCAACCAACACAGGGATCGTTATGAACTTTGATATTAAAATTTGGAGTAATTTTCGCAAACAAGCTGAAATTATTGGTAAGCATATTGCTTCATATAAGGATGATAAGGGAATCATTCATATGGAAAAAAAGGATTTAGAGAGTTATATTGCCCATATTACGGTCATATTAAAGTTATGCAGTGATTATATGGACAAATGCGGCTTGACTCCTCCCCCTCCTTTATGGAAATATGACGATGAAGACCCGACTTCGCTAGCTTCCAGCGTCGCATTTATTCATAAAGATAAAATGTCGAAAAAATGTATTAAAGCTTTTGGAAAAACGTTTATGTCAGAGGAAGTAAAGCCGAAGAAGGAAAAAAAGCCTAAAGCGGCATAGCTGATCGCCCATGACGGTGAAACAGTACTCGGGAGCGTTACGGCGTTCCCAGCGATATTTTTCCGGTGCGCTGGTCATTTAAACCAGATAGGAATCTTGCAATGAGTGTCACCAGTAAATTGCAAGGCGGAGCTTCCCCGTTAATCAGGGCTAAACGATTCTAGTCCGGCAGGAAAGATAAATCGTGACAGCGTGGAGAGACACGCCCTATTAAGGATAAAATTTTATGGATAATGTGTTTGAAAAATATAGAGAGCCTATAGAAGAAAGACCAATCGAAGTTCCTTTTCCTTTGGATGAAAAGGACATTTTAAGATTGTTGAAGGGCGTTGAGTACAATCAAATATTAACAGTCGGCGCTTTAGAGAAAAAACCACAAAGAATCCATATTCGAGTTTTTTCCCCAGACCGTGTAAAACAAATTTCTTGGGAGCAATGGCAGAAGATTGTATATGCCTCTTTTAACAATCCTGATTTAATGCGAGTTATAGAAGATATACACAATGAACGTTAAGTCTGATTATACACAGAATCAGACCTAATATTTCAAGATGTCTTGATGTCTTTATTCCTTGATGTAAAGATTAAGCATATCGAGGATCAGCTCTCGAAGGTTTCTATCTTCATGCATGAGCTTAATTCGCACCTTTTTATAGAGGCTGGCAGGAATTCTCAACGGATATTGCTTTGTGTCCTTGTTCTTCATTAAATCCGTCATATTTTTATGATTTTTTTCTTTATCAAACTCTAAGCCTGAATCAATCTTTGCCATTTATGAAAATCTCCAATTCGTTAACGATTGCAATCATTTCAAGAGCTGCTTCACTTCGTATGTCGCAAACAGTTCTTCCCTCTTGGACTGCCTTTGCATATTCAATCCTTTGATATGTTCCATGTAAAAATACAGGCAATTCAAAAGACCTGAGATGCTCGACAATTTCATTTCCGATTTTAGTTCCTTTAATTCGTCTGCTTACTACAAACGCAGCTTTAAGTTTCCCATCACTTAACTCCTGACGTTGTTTTACAAGACGTACCAAGTCTTCTGTAGCCCAAATGTCATAAGGAGAGGGTTGAACGGGAATTAAAACAACATCAGCAGCTTTAATCGCACACACTGTCAACGGGGAAACGCTAGGCACACCATCAATAATAATTCGGTGATATCTGTCATTGAATTTCATCACATCTTTATCTAGGGTAGTAACCGGCAAACAGGTTAAATCAATTAGTTCCCCTCCTGATTCTTCGTGCCAGCGTAAAGCAGAGCCTTGACCGTCCGAATCAACAAGCAAAGTTTTAATGTTGCGCTTGGTGTATTCACGAGCCATATTCACGGCCAGCGTGGTTTTACCTGTACCGCCTTTCTGATTTAATATTGAAATAATCATTTCTTGATTCCTTGATGTTTTGAAACAAAGGAATCTTGATGTATTGATGTCTTGATGTCAAGATATTTTGAAATAAAGAAGGGAGCGCAGAACGTCTCCCTCAACTGTTTCCTTCATGGATGGATCAGTTATTCTTCCTCATGCTCATGAAATTCGTCATTTTGCTCACAAATTTCCTCAGATTCCTCATTAATCTCAGGTTTAGGCTTTTTAACGGCTTTGACCTTCTTGGGTTTCTTCATGGATTTTTTAAACTTGGCCTTTTCCTCTTTGTCGATAAACATAATCTCAGCAATATAATTAAGACCACGCACAAAGCCCTCAATCTTTTCTTCGACTTTGCGAAACTCTTTATATATTTTACTTTGATTATCGAGAGCAATGCCATCTATAGGGTCATATTTCTCTTTTTTGATAGCGACAAGCGTTTCGGCAGTAATCCCGAATGCTTTCATGATGTCAGCGTCAGCGGCTTTCTTCTTGAGAAACATGTGAATTTTATGCAGTTCATCTAATCCTGGTTGCTGATTAAAGTTAGTACCTATTGCATCTTGTCGCCATTGAGATGCGACTATTTTTGGTTGCTGGGTACTTGGTTTCCAATTATCTAATGTTACTGGCTCTTCTTCTTTGTCGCTCTCATCTATACTGCATGGGTCAAATTCATAACTTGCTTCTGCTTCGCTCATCTTAACGCTCCCTGTTTATAAATTATTTATAGCCTGTAACTTTTCAAATTGTTTAGGCGTTAGACCATCCTCGACCCACTGTCTAAACTCTTCGGCATCCATTCGTTTATATTTTTCTGCTACCCGTGAATCTTCTCTCAAATGCGTTAAAAACATATCTACATCAGGTATGACGAAGGAATCATAATCATCATTCCTTATGATGGTTACTCGCAAGCTGTCCATATTTAATATCCCTGTTTAAATATTTCAAAATAGCCGCCTTTGCAGCATCTTCCCCCCAGACAGCAACCGCTTCATAACCACGCTCTAATTTGCGTCTTATAAAATCAGCTTGTTCAGGAGTAAGTTTTCCCTTTCCAACTTTTAACTCTACCCACAATCCAGCCCACCAGACCCCAGATTCATTCTGAACTGGTAACGCTAGGAAAAAGTCTAATACTCCTTTTTTGATTCCCATTTTTGACAAATTTTTAGCATGTTGCCAAAGACCAGGATTCTTTTTAACATCAATAAAACGCTCATTGGCAAAATGATGAAAGTCATCGGCCAATTCAGGAAACTCATAATGAAACCAGTTAACTATATTAATATGGTCTATCTGTTCCGGCGTGAGGCTCATTTTCCCGCTCGGATCATCACTGCAATATCATTGGCTCGTTTATGAACTTGGCTCGCCCATCGGCTATCCAGGGCTTCTAAAGCAGCTTGCGTATAATCTTTGATTTTTAGCGCAGCAATCATCTTTTTAAATCCATTCATTTTAGTAATGCCTAGATTAAAATTCATATTGATGAGTGCTTGCCTTACTCCAGGAGGTTGCATTGTGTACCAGTCGCACTGTTGCAGCTCGCTGATAGTTTGTTCCAAATCATTTTTAAACATTAATTCAGCTTCATCCAGCCGAATGCCATTCTCTAAATTTCTTCCCCATCCAATGGTTAAATGACCATTTGTATCAATGTAAGAATTTAAATCTAAACCTTCACAATTTTTAATCCATTCCTGTAAATCTTGCATAACAAGTGTCCTCCTGACAAATGAACAAGTGATTGAATAAGAATTTTGAGATTACAAAAAGAAACCTGTGGGGTTATGCTCATCCTAGCATCCCCACAGGCACAAAATGAAAGCTATCCTTAGCTTGTTCATCTACAACCTTTTTATGCAGCGGCGCGAATCAACTGATAATTGATAACAGCATCATTACCTGGATCAGCACTAAATGTAACTGTCAATGTATCATTGGTTACAACAGCTTGTAAAACTGTGACGTTATTTGTTCCATTATCAACAACCTGGACAAACGCGCGATCACTTGCAGCCAGAGCACCAGTTACAACAAATGCCTCAGCAGCAGCGCCACCAACAGTAGTTACCTGAGAGTTAAATTTAATTATCGCACTTGGAGTAATACCAGCGGCCAATTTAGCCAATGTTACGTTGGCATTAAGAATCTTGGCAGTGGTAATCGCATTGTTTGCAATAGTTAAAGCACCGGAGGCTACTAGAGTAGCATCACCTGATAAAGCAACAGCAGTCGGTACAGTACCAGCAGACCCTACTAATAATTGACCGCTTGGTAAAGCAGCTAACTTGGAGAATGCAATTGCAGCGCCAGAGTTAATATCAGCATTGACGATAACGCCAGCAGAGATTGCAGTTACGCCAGTGTTGGATATAACCACATCACCTGTCATTGCTACAGAGGACGCAACGTTACCAGCAGAGCCAACTAGGATATTCCCAGAAGCTAAAGCAGCTAGTTTGCTAAAGTCAATCGCAGCAGAAGCATTGATGTCAGCGTTTACAATCACGCCAGCAGCAATAGCAAATACACCTGTATTGCTTATTGTACCATCTCCAGACATAGCTACGTCAGTCGCAACGTTTGACACGTTACCAACGAAGATATGACCACTTTGAAGAGTATTTGATAATCCACCACTTGGAGCTAAAGCATCAAAAGTGTTATTTACTGCATCGTAGGTAAAGAAACCAATTTGAGCAGGGGAGTAATAAATTAGGACTAAATCGGTTGCAGTCCATTGAAACTCACCATTTTGTAATAATTCTATATCAGCCGCAATATCGGCTTCGGCTAAAAAGCCCGAGGTTGTAATTTCTGCCAGGGTATTATCACTGACAATAGCTACTATATTAGGATCGCCAACAAAATAACGTCCAATCGCTGTTATACTCATTTAATTATCTCCTTATAATTTTTGAGGGATACTACCTAACTTTTCTCCGTCTCATCTTGTCCAGATTATCCACGCCTAAGAATCCTTCTTTTTCGACCGTTGGATCTGAATCTTTTAATGTATTATTTCTTGCAGCCTTGGCACTATCTATTTCTTCATTATACCCTGGCTTCGTCCTTCTGTCTTTTCCGTCGGTATCTCTACCTTTTACGGGAGCATCTTCATAAGCCATGATTATCTCCTAGTAACGACAATCCTTTTTAGCCGGCTTGTCAGTCTTGCGATCCATCTTTTTGTCCATCTTTTTCTCTTTCATGTCCATTTTTTTCATGGGCTTTTTACTTTCCTTCTTCATTTAATGCCTCCACTGGTTGGCTAGTTGATAATTTGCTGTTAAGCCATGCTACAACGTCGCTAACAGCTTCAGCTACTTCATTTACAAACGCTTCTTGTAACTCGGGCTCATGTGCTAAAAATTGATGTTCCAAAGATTTAATTAATTGATTTGTGATAAATGATGATAGCAAACTCATTTCTTTTTCCCCTTAGATTTGCCTAAAATTTTATTAGCTTTAGCATCAATCTTCTGCTTGGAAGAAGGGCTTAATCGCCCCTTCTCTTCCATTTGAGTCGCTCGTGCTTTAGCATTTGCAGCATGTGATTTGTCGGGCATGGGATATTTCTTTTCCCCAGGCAATCCAAAATCACTCTTGGGGAGTTTCTTCCTGGTTTTGCTCGTTAACTTGGCCATCTTCGCAAACTCCTTTAGCAATTGCCTCTAGTTGTTTCTTCAAATCGTCTTCATGACTTTTAATCATGGTTTCAAGAGCATAAATTGCACCAACTAATTGTTGGAAATTTACTTGCGCCAAATCACGTTGCTGACAATACATTTGGTGTTGTTGCTTCATTTGTTCTAACAGGCCAACTTCCTTTTTTTCTTCTGACATCTTGTCTCTCCACGTTATTTTAAAAAATCCAAATCCACTCTAGCATAAGATTGTCAAGATGTTAAACGTAGTACATTCCTGAAAAAGTAATGTTCACTTGTACACCTGAAACAAGGGTAGTCTCAATAGAACAATTTGCTGTAGCAGCAGTTGAAGCATTAGCCTGTAGTAATACATTAGTAGTGCCTGAATTTGTATTGGGTACAATTATTTTTCCTGCCGGCCATGTCCATCCGGTACTGATAGTAGATATTAAAAATGCAGAATTATTACCAGCAGCAGCCACAGGCAATCCACCAAACGTAATAACCCCTGTGGCCGTGGTGAATGTTGGGGTAAATTGAACGGTGTAATTTATTAGAATCATTCGGCCAATTCTCGTATAAAAACCTTCCTGTGACGCATAAGAAACTGACAAGTCACCTGGAGAGGCACTTGTAACTGTTGGGGTAAATGTGCTTTGCGTATAATTGCTTAATGTGGTTTGTCCAAAGTTAACACTGGATAAGGTTAATCCATAATTTAGCGTTTTATTTGTGGCAGACGTATCTAACAAGAATTTTGCTGTAGCTCCGCCTGGGTCTGGGATATTAATTGATGACGCTTGACCAAAGGAATCATTCGCTAGTGTTATACCAAAGTTCCCACCATTATTTGCTGCCTGGAATTGAACAAAGCCATTGGCACTTGTTGGGCTATATAAAATCCATCGTCCAGCAGTTCCACCTGTTGAAAGGCCGGAAATTAAAGCACCAGCATCAACTTGAAAACTAAATGCGGTTACATGCTGAGTTGCTCCTGCCGTGGACAATAGGAAGGTAGAGCTGGCTGCAACCGGATCAGGAATCGTGATCACTGTTGCCTGGTTGAATGAAGCATTGGTAATCCTCATTGAGAAATTACCCGCGCCAGCATCACTGGCATTTATAAGCAATCTTCCCAAGTTTGCAGTAGGTGAATACATCAAAAGACCACCAGCAAAGCCACCAGCCGCTTTACCAGAAATAAATTCACCTGCCGATACTGTGAGACTTCCTACTGTAATGTCCTGATCGCCAGCAGGAGTTAATAATACTGCTCCTGTTAAATACCCTGGAGCCTGCCATGTTGCATTACCGCTCACATCCGAGGTAAGAATGTAGCCTGTTGATGCCGCTCCAAGATTAATTGTTAATCCAGTATTGGCAACACCTGTACCACCACGGGCTCCGCTTAATTGACCTGTCCATCCGAGAGTCAAAGAAGTAGCGGCCAAAAGTGCAACTGTTGGACTGCCACCTAAACTTAATGTGACATTCGTATCATCAGTTTTTGTTAAAGCCGATGGTGTAGGCAATTGAGAAGTTGTTGCCAAAGTACCCGATGTGGGGAAGGTTACGGCTGTATTCCCCGTCATGGTAAATGCGGCGGTAAATGCTCCTATTGTTGATAATGAGCCTCCCAGCGTTATTGTGCTAGACCCATTATTAACTCCAGTACCACCATTCGCTGAATTTAATACTCCAGTTAGAGAAAGTGTTGATCCAGATGCGCTTGTAGTCAGACCTGTTGTTCCGCCATTAATTGTAATTATTCCAGCATTGGGAACAGCAGTACCAGAATTGCCGGAAATTCTAAGAACAGGTATTAAAGTATCAAACGTAGAAACCACATAATAAGCAGCTTCGCTGGCGCTCCACGCAATTGAAACCGCTGAATCATCATCTGCAAGGGTATACGTGGATTGAAAATCTATTGTTCCTCCTCCTGCTACAGAAATAGTAATATGATAAGTTGAAGCATCAAATCCATAATCTTTAATAGTCCATACCTGACCGTCATTGGTTGGAGCTGCCGGCAATACAATTGAACTTGGCGCTGCAATTGTTTCAGTATCAACCAGAATAATATCGTCTGATTCTAAAACGGCATATGGAGTGGTCGTGACCAAAGTGGTGCCTTGAACAGGAATATTCCCTATAAAAGCCACAGTACCACTTGCATCCTGCCACGTGACCGTTCTATCGGCCGCGGTATTGGCAAATGAAAAACGGGTCAAATGTTGATTTGCTGTACCGTTATAAATGAATAAAGCCTGGTTAACCGCTTGGGTAATTAGCCCAATTGGACCACTACCTTTAGAGCTGATATTCAAAGCAATATTTGTGTCACTACCGGCGGCAGCTATCGTTGGACCATTGCCCGCAATGTTGCTTGAAATACGAACATAATTTACGGCGAGTGCGCCTGGACTTGTCGTATTTAAAATGGGATTGCTAAAAAAATCTGCTATGCCAGAGGGTGAAACAAGATAGCCTGTAAATCCTGGACCATAGTAGTCAACGCCATTGGCTGCAATATCGAGGGTTGCAACGCCTAACGTAATTGTCTGTTTAAGAATGCCATTAGCCAATAATCCAAGATTTTGGGCATCGGGCAAACTGGCATCAGCCGTATAGGTGACAAATGGTCCAACTGTAAAAGCACTCTCTTGCAATTGTGTCCATTGACCTAAAACAGCATCATAATATTCGTAAAGCTGATCATCGGTATTAAACCGTAATCGGTAATTAATAGCGGCTGACGGTGCGGGTCTTTCGGCAGTAGTTCCAGGAGGCAAAAACGTCCAGGGATTGTTAAATAGAACGTTAGCTCCACTTAACAAACCTGGTGTTTTTTCATCATTGGCTAAGTCACCGCCAGGTGTCATTTCACTGAATTTTATAGTGTTTACCATCACGAATCCTTGTGATTAGTTAATTAACTACCCTGTATTTTTCGTAATGAAACTCCGATATATGCTATGGCATCAGGTGTAATAAAGTGTAACACGTCACCGCCTCGCACGTATCGTTTCACTGGCTTGAACTCATTGTAGGGTTGTGTGCCAACGTTTCCGCTTGCCGGAACTACAGGAGTATCGTTTTTGCACACATAGACATTAGAGTTAGAAGAATATTCCATGTAAGCCTGATAAAAATCTGTATCAGTTCCAGGAATAGTTGCAGTTTCTTCGACAGCAGTACCACAAACAACCTGAAAACAGGTGTCACTAAATGGCATTGTTTCAATGTAGTTTGCATTATATTGAATAGTCATTTTTATCGTCCTTTTGATTAATATTCATACCTGATACATTTTTTCATTAACGCTGTTGGCTGTATTAATGACATTGGGCTTCCGCTTACGTTCAAAGTTCCTCCGCCCTGAGCTGCAACATCTACAGCCTTTGTTCCTGATAAACTTTGCATGGATGCATTGCCTCCAGGAGGGTTAACTTGTGTTCCATTAGAAATAGCTACGGTACTTCCTGGATGATTATGCGCTGGCATTTCAGCAATCGTTATCGCATGAGTAGCCGCGCCACCTGTTAAGCCTGTTCCATTTACTACGCCAGCAAATAATGTTCCATTTGCGCCAGCGGTCACAAATCCTTGTAAATTTGGTACGTTAAATGTAGTTGAGCCATCACCAGCGCCCCATGCGAAAAATCGTACAGTAGATGGTCCGGTTGCAGTTGCCGCCGCTGACATGGTTATGGTAGAGCCTGAAATATTAGAAATAGTGGTTGAGGCTGGAATACCTGTACCCTCAATAGCCATCCCAATGTGATAATTAGCCACGGATACCACAGTAAAAGTGTTTACTGTATTGGTAAGCGTTACTGTTTCCGTCGTGGTTACGGTATGAAACAATAAATCATCAGTGATTCTATTTTTAGCACTACCATCACACAAATAATAATGAAGCGGCACTGTAAAGCCGGCAAAATCAATCACTGTACCAATTGGAACAATCGGAAACGCATTATGATAAGTTTGGTCAATCTGCCGTTCAATCGTGTCTTGCTCATAGGGATAAGTGATTTGTACATCCCCTGAAATTAGCTGAAAGCTTGTCAGAGTAACATTACAGTTAATCGGCAATGTCAATTGATACTCAATGTATGCGGAGGGCGGAAAGTCTGTATTGATGGAGTTTAATATTTGACCAACATCTTTATATTCATTAAAGCTTTCAGTCAATGCAGTTGTACGCAAAACAGAGGTCAGAGTATTACCCTGAGAGTCCACCAGTTTGGCTGAAATATTCTGTGGTGCATTTCCAGACAGAGCCGTAATTGATGAGGACACAAAAGAATTTGACCACAATACCCCATTCTGATTAAATCGCTGCCTTAATATGGCTCCTGTCCACGTACCGCTTAATTGAATTTGCAAAGCGTATGATGCATTTGTCTGGTCAACTACAGCACTATTTAATAAAACTCGGGTCAATGTGACGTTACCAGTTCCGGTTAAATCCAAAAACCAACCAGGAGCAAGATTAATAGTTTGTGTGCTAACACTGGTTAGCGTTAAAGGACTCGTAAAGTTAATCAAAGCAAATTGAGGATTGCTTATTTGGTTGTCCGTGGAAAAAGAAGTTTCATTAACAGGAGTATCACCACTAGAGCCAGGCACGTAATTCTCAACCAAATAGATAAGTGGATCTGATTGTGTGTCTCCCTGTCTAAATTCCAGCCTATAGACAGTATCAGGATCGTAATAAATATTATTTGGAAGTGTGCCATTTGCTAAAAACCTTATAGGATTTGTCCATTCAACATTACCGAACGGGTCTTGCCATACTGTAGCAGGAATATAAGGAATTTCATTTTTTAAAACAAACATATAGAAAGTATCATCAAACGCATGAGCGGTCAGGTCAACTTCAAACCAAATCGGGTTACTTCCTCTCACCATTGTCATCATTATATCCTTATAATGCTTGTTTTTTATCCAATCCCTCGGTATACTGCAATTTTATGAGGAGCATTCCATGTGCGGTTTTTTCATTTTCTTGTGCATCTTTTGCTATATAGCTCTTCTTAGAAGCAATGCAAAACATAAAGCTTATTGTGAACAGGCAGATAAAGAATCAGCTATCGAAACTGAAATTTATCATCAAAAGATAGCTGAAATTAATCGACAAATAACATCTTTTTAATTTCCACCTATCATCGTTTTGGCCTTTCCAACTAATGGAACTCCAATAGCTCCTCCGACAACCGTACCTATAGCGATTTTATATAATCTATGTTTAATCTTAATATCCTTCTCAATCTTTGAGAGTTTCTCTTTAGTTTGTTTCAATTCATGTTCTAAGTCCATTTTCTCCTTGAGCGAAATATTTTTTCGACTAGCTTTTTCATGAAGTTTAGCCGCACTGTCTTTTAGCTTAACCGATTTTTCTTCAAGTCCATTAATTTCTTGCTGCATCTTATAATGTTTGGCCTTTTGCTCATGTTCTTGTTGTTTGGTTTGATTCTCTTTATGAGTCTCGGCTTTTTTCTGACGAGTTTGTTCAGCCGCTTCTTCACGAGCTTTAGTATTTTTAAGTCGAGCTGCATCAGCCGCTTCTTTGTCTTTGGCTGTAGCCTGTTCGCGCTGCATTTGATGCTCATGTTTGGCTTTTTCCAAATCGAGTTTTGATTGCGCCTCAGCTTGTTTGGATTCAAAATGCTTGCCGCGCATTTCTTTCAATTCTGGCATGTGTTCAATAAAACTGTGCGCTGCTTCATCCCATTGATGCAATGCTTCGGGTTTATGAGCAAATCGCTCTCCAACCACATTTTGAAGCAATTCGGGATCACCTTTGATAATTTCATTCAAAATCTGTGTGCCGGTTACTTTATTCGGGTTAGTGGATTTAATATAAGGCTCATTGGTGAGCTGCTCTATCATATTTGTGGGCGCTTTATTATTGGCTTGCATGTGTTGGAAGAATTTATTTTTAAACAAAGGAGCGACTTCTGTGGCATATCTATGATTCAAGCCATGTAATTGCTCAAGGTTTTCTTCTCCAAGTCCACTGTCGATAATTTTTGCCATCTTAGCAACGTCAGCGTCCATTGAATCAGCAGCTTCGATAAGCCTGTCAAATTCTTGAGGAGCTTTACCATAAGCACTTGAACGGGTTTTTTGTGCCATTCCTCGCAAACTTCTGTAAGCTGAGACAAATTTATCAGCCGGCATTGTTTCACCTTTGCCAAGGTTAGCCAGCTCATCAGTCAGTTTTATCATTTCTTTAGATGAGGTATCTCCCTCTTTCAATAATTTATGAATATCTTGAGTAATGGCTTTAGCTTCACGAGGATTAGATAAAGTAACTTGTTTATCTTTCAGCCCATTAATATATTCATCATACCCTTTTCCGATTTCAGCTTGTCTTGCTTCAAGAATCGGATTTAATTTCTGAGCAACACGTTTTCTATGGGCATTTCCTTCGCCTAAGTGCTGAGAAATAGCGGCTTCATGTTCGGCTGATTTTTGTTCGTTAGTTTTCAATAAACTTTCAGCTTGCTTCAAACCTTCGTCACTAACTTCTGTTTTAGGTAATTCATTAATATTAGTTTGTTCAGGGCGCACAGGCTCAACCAAAGATATAGGTGTTTTTTCTGGAGCTGTTGGCTCTTCTGTCGCACGTAGATGTTCGGGTACTGCTTCGGATTGTTCACGCAATTGAGCAATCTTTTGTTCGGCTTCTGTGGCCTTTCTTTCTAAAGCATGAGGATTGCTTGATTCAAAACCTGGCTGACTTTCAAGATAGTTTTTAAGGGCATTATATTCATCAGTGGCCGCCCCATGTTCAGTTCTAGCAGTCTCATGCTTTCCTTCCAATTCTTCAAGTTTTTTAGTTAGAGGCGCATGTTCTCCCATTGCTTTAATGCGTTTACCAGCGGTTTTAACGCCAGGAATGCCGCCTAATACTTTAGGAACACCAGAAAACATAAACATTTGTCGAATAAGTTCGTCACCTGGTTGCTGTTTATCAAGACCCATTACCTTTTCAATTCCTGTATCAGGTACTTGAAAACCTGGTATTTTGTCAGTAATTCCACGTTCTTTTAGATATGGTCCAACTGCTCCAAGAAGATTTACAGGAGCTTCTAATGTTTCACCAGCTCCGGCAATTAGATTCTTAAGCGCACGTCCTGGTTGAGTTCCGATTTGCTTCCAAGATTCAACAGCTTTACCAGGCAGATTTAATCCGTAGTCGAGTACTTTTCCAGGAATGTCTTTGACATCTTCCCATATACCGCTTAATCCTTTTCTTTCAGGAGGAGGAGTATAAGGAATTTCTTCCTCATCGTCTTCACCATTTAATTGTGCCAACAATGCAGGATCGGTTACTTTTTTAGAGCCACCGTTTAATTGGGCAAGAATAGCTGGGTCTGTGACTTTAGTCGATTTCATGCCATTCCCCCCCTATTTTTTTATAGGTCTTGCCATTCAAATGTTTTACTTCTTCATTTGAGCCGCCAGATTGATTCGCTATTTGTTCAGTATCTTTAATGCGCCTTTCAATCTGATTTATTTGAGCATTCAGTTTACTTTGTGCAACCGACTGGTCTTCTCCAAAGTTTGGTTTATTAGCTTGCGCACTTTTTAAAGCCACAATATTGCCTTTAGAAGACATTTTCATTTCCGCATCAACAATTGGGGCAAGACCATGCACTTGCCAAGTACCCGCATTAGGATTTTTTATGCGTTGCGCGGCTTTATCATGACCTAACCACCAATGACCAAACATGTCAGAGTTCTTAGGATCATCAGCAATCTTTTTCATAACTTTTAAAGAACGTAATGTTTCTTTCAAATGAGGAATATCATTTTTAGCTGCTTCAATCGTTGTATGCTTTGTCGCATCATTTTTTAAATCTTGTTTAGTTTGCTCTTCGGCTATTTTAAGGTCGTGCTTATACTTTGCTTCTTCCATCTTAGAGCGCAAATCATTCATTCTTTTTATTTGAGGAGGTTCTTTGTAAATTCCATTTGTGGGAACTTTTAAACCTAATGCTTGATAGGTCAGAGCGCGTTTTATTTCGTCCATGTCCAAGCCACCAGGCAAGCCGTTTCCTTGACCTTCTGGTTGCTGTGGTTGCTGTGGTTGACCGATAGGCTGCATTTGTGGCGCTTGTTCTTCTTGCGGCATCATTGCGCCTTGGCCTTGAGGCATTTCTTGTTGTCCGCCTCCTAGCATATCCATCAAGCTCACATTAGGGTCTTGTTGTTGTTGGCCGCCCATTTGTTGGCCTCCTCCAGCTTGAGCGCCTTGTTTGCCTAAATTTTGAATATAATCGAGCTTTTGTTGTAATTGTTGCATTGCCCATTGTGGATCGTTGGAATGCTTAAGCTTCAATAAGCTTTGTTCAAGAATTTGTCTATTTAGGCCGGAATTAGCGCCCATGCGAGCTTCTTGTTGTTTTTTCAAGGCAAGCTCTTGCGCAAACTGTTCCGCTTGTTGTTTTTGTTTTTCACGCTCAAGCACAGGCTGCATCAGTTTTGAAAACATGCTGGAGCCGCTATCAATGCCTTTTAAAAAGCTGTTGCCTGGCAAATCAGTATTTGGGATATTTAAGGCCATTATTTACTCCCAGTTGGGTTGTAGCTCCCTTTGGTAGACCAACCCATTTTTTGAGCTAGTCCAGAGCCTAATGCCCCGCCAATAGGACCACCAAGCGCACTTCCAACCATTCCCGCGCCATAGCCTAATAGTTTACCAAACATATCACCTTGGGCATTGGTTTGGTTAAATTGATTTTGAGCGGAATTTGTTCCCTGATTCATGGCATTTTCGCTTTGTTTCCCCGCCGCATTAGCGCCAGTTCCATAAATATCTTTACCGATTCCAATACCGGCCATGTACTTTTCCATCAAGTCATCAAGGTATTTTTGTCTGTCACCGGCAACAATTCCGGCTGTTCCTGATTGAATCGCTTGTAAAGCAGGAGATGAGCCCATAAGACCCATAGAACTTGCGGCATCAAGGCCGTGTTGACTTGCCATTGCTTCGTTTTGCTTGGCTATATCGCTTTCTTGGTAATTTTTTGACCACTCATCTTGCAAGCCGCCAGGATTCATGAGCTTATCCATAGCATCTTTATATTTGCCATAGACATCTTGCCCATTTTGGTTATAGGGTTGCAGTTTTCCTTGAGCATCATTGTAATATTTGTCAAGCTGCTCTTGCGCGGCTTTATAACCCCTTTCTGGGTGTAGAAAACTTGATAGCCAGCTCATAACATCTCCTTATGGGTATGCGCTAGTCGTAAATTTTACCAGAGCGCCGTTTTGCATCCCTACATAAACGTTTAAATCTGTATCGTAAAGAATCATCCCGTTCAAAATTGTTCCTGCTGTCATCATGTCAGCTATTTCGACGGAGGTATAACCACGAGCCTGGAGTAAATTAAAAGCATTTTGAATGTCTTGTATGTTTTCATTGAGAACGTTTACTAATACAGCCAGCCATGTCGCAAATGGGTATTCAAACTGACTTCCAAGAACGGGAGCGGCATCAATTCGGTCTAAAAATATAGTGGCCATCAGTTCGCCCCTCCGCTTGCACGTCGAGTATTGCGTACTGCTCCTAGTATAACTATGGGAGCAGAACTAACACAAACTAACCGGTAACATCGGTTTCGACTAATTCCGAGCTCATACCAGCGCATACGCCATCGGTATTGACCTAAAGGACTAAATTCACGTAAATCAGCAGTGAGAAAAGATACTCCGCCATCATCAGAATAATATAACTCAATATGAGGCTTAAATAAGGCACAATAATGGTTGTCATCAAATGTAGGTGTATTTGACCCTTCTGCAATAATGAATTTATCATCTTCTGTAAGCATGTAAATTGGAACTTCTGGAGTAGAACGCTCATCAACAATAAACTTGGTATTAAGAAAAGGCGCACAGCTACGATAAAACGTTTTATTGCCAAATACAAAGTCAATCTCGACATAATCATCTATAAATTCCGAGTAATCTTCCTGATAAATTTGCTGTGTGACCAGTTCATACCGCATCGGGAATTTTAAAAAAGCATCCGCCGCTTGGGTATCGGGCTGCGCAGGATTTCGCAATTCATTATAGTAAATATTTCCTGCCATCTCGTAAATAGCGGGATCGCCTTGGACTATAACCAAATGTCTGCTATTAAAATAAATATGCTTTTGAATCCGGCAACGACTGCCATTTAATTCAATTACTCGACCCCATGTCTTTGTCTCAAAATTATATTCAATGGAATTGGCGAATGTTGTAGGGTCTAAAAGCTGTGTATTGTCATAAATTCCAGCGGAAACCCTATAAAATACGGTGTTTTCATACTGGTATAGGAATCCATCGGATGTAAGCCGTAAGAATGGGCTTAACCCGTCATCATCTTCGGTCGAATTCTCAAGCAATATATTGATAGCCTGGGTTGAAATATCTACCGGCTGACCACCATCAGAAGCCATAAACGATACGAGGCCATTTGAATTTTTACCAAGCCATACCATGCGGCCAAAATCAACAGACAGACTTAGGGGATCAGCAATTCCATAATCCCAGTTGTATGAGGTATTAATTTTCCACGGAAATTCACGAGTAACCCCAGCAACAGTAATTTGCGTGGGAATATTTGCCCAAATATCAGTCGTAAAGTCGGTAAATATGTATAATTGACTGTGTAATACTGCATAAGATCGTACAATTCCAGAAGAGCTGAAAAACAGGGCGAATCCAGCTCCTCCGTCAGGAATTGTGAAAATCTTAGCCGGATCAACAGGGGGAGAGCCTCCCAAGTTAATCTGAGTAAGATAATTTATCGGCGTGTCTGCTTGACTGACAATAAACCGATTGCCAAACGCTGCCACATATTGCGGTTTTGTTGGCGCATTCGTGTCGGTACACAAAGTCATTGTGACTGACGTACCTATTTCAGTGATTATATAAACGCTTGTACCATTGGTGAGCAACGCATAAACAGCCGTATTCACAGGCAAATAGGCAAACCATAATGTGCCCGTTAATGATATATTCCCAAGTATTTGAGGATTAAAAAAACGGTCGTAGGCTATAACCTGAGTACCTTCGATAACATACATATAATCAATTGTGCGAAACTCGTCTCGTGGTTCAGTATTATAAATAAGACGGTTTTCATTCAAAAAATGTACGTGCTTTCTTCCCATTGCTGGATATAAAGCTTGTTGTTTTTTTCCGCTGTCTACCTGGATTCCATACCAATTCGCACAATCCATAGAGCCAAACTGCGTAAATCGCTGGACATCGTAGTAACAAAATATAGGTAGAGATTGAATAGGCATTATATCCCTGCCCTGACACGCCATGCGCCATTTAAGAGGGATTGTTCATCACCAGTAATGGACAGATTTATTTCACTGGTTGATACCATAATGTCATAGGCTTCTTCGTAGAATTGTTCCAATTTTGGAGTCCAGGCTTCGGCTCGTCCTTTGTACATACAAACGTCACGTGCACAGGCGATCAACAGGAATCGAATAAAATATTGAGGCAAATTCGACATGTCAGAGTCTTTTGTATATTCGGATAATTGAAATTTCCCGCGGCAAAAGAAGTCAAAGAACTGAGAAGGTGCAGGGTAAAGCTGAATATCAACCCATTCAGTGTTAGGAAATACAATCGCAAAACGTGGTAATCCTTTTAAGGGCTCATACTTCCAAGCCGCCAGAAAATCGTCTCGTGATTTATCAATCAATGGGTACGTGACTCCTGATAAAATTAACCAGGCATTATCAAGATTTGCAAGTCGTCCTTGTTTGATAAATACAACGCCAGGAACAATCACAGGCTGAGTAAATGTGAGTGTAGATGAGCCCGTAATTGTGGCACTGTTCGTTAAGGTAATCAGATTCCCATCAATGCTCAAAATAGTTGTTGATGCGGGTATTCCGTTACCAGTGACTAAATCGCCCACACTGTAAATCGTGCCATTGGCTACGGTAAACGAGGGTGAAGCTGTGGTTAAAACCACTAATTCTGTGACAATCGTGTCAGTGGGATAATTATTATCCGTAAATCGAATCGTAGTTGTGCCGTTAGTGATAGGACAATCAAGAGTCTTTGCAATGGTTAACATTTGCCCGTTACCGGCATAGGCTTGCATGAGCTGATTTAAGACCTGTAAACAGAGCTTTTCATCATCACCATGAAGAGGTGTTGTCGGATTTGAGGCACTTATCAAACGGTACATTTGAAAAGCGAAGTCTCGGAATGTGTAGGCCATTATTCACCTGTTTCGTTAGGTAAAAAATCCTCTTCAATTAGTCCATCTACAACCATCAACTTTTCTGACTCAGTTTTAACAGGTTTTTTTCTTGCTGGTTTTTTAGCAGCTTCGGCTTCTTCTTTGCTCGCAAACCATTCATCACTATGAGTAAATAAATCGAATTCATCGAAGGATTCAGCAATCTTTTGACGGCCATCACTTGCAAAAATATAAGCTCTAAAGCCTCGACGTGGCACTGCTCGTCCTAGATAAGTAACCATCTCTTCTGTTTCTTGTACGTGCATCTTTAACCCCTTGTATAAAAAGAGTGCTACCCTCACGAATGAGGGCAGCAAGCAGTTTTAGGACATAATCATCACAGCAAACTCAGGGTTAATTGCGACACCGCAAATAACGTCGATACGGTCTAACTGTTCGTAGTTTCTGATGTCCGCACCAAGTGAGTACGTCATAGAAAGTTTGTACAAGTCAGAGTAACGAGTTACCGCTTCAACACCGCCGCGAAGTTCTTTGATAGGAGGAGCCGCAAAGACTACCGCTTGGGTATGGTAAGCAAGTGATACGTTATGAGATGCATACAGCAACATTTGAGTCGTATTAGGAATCGCGGCAGAAATGTTTTGTCGAGCGCCATCAATAACGATTGTTGGGTTAACAGGAATTGTTGCAGTCGAGCCGTTAGCAGAAATTACCTGAGCTGTTACTACGAACTGAGCAGGAGCTTCGTAAATGGGTTCATAAGTCAACGGATTGACCATGTACACACCAGCGGCTGGATCAACCTGGATAACGTCACCTTTTTGGAATACCACAGTTCCAGGCGCTTGGCCTAAACCTGTTACAGCGATAGTATTTCCATCAACAATTGGACCATTTGTGACCGTTCCGGCCAATAACATACCAGCAGGAGGTGATCCGCCTAACTGACCAGCACCAGCGATTTGACGTTTTAAGAAGTTAGTCTTGAAGAAGTCAAAGCCAGATAAATGACCAATGAAGCCGTCAATCAAAGCGCCAGTATTAACAGTGCTGTTGAACACGTTATACAAATCATTGTTCAAGTTGGCAGATACACGAGGAGGAACGGCAGCGTAACGTTTGCCATCTTCTGGTATACCAAGCTGAGTCATCAAAGCATCAGCACTTAAAATAGTGTTGAAGTCTACGGGAACGCCAGGAGTACCAACGGATTGATATACTTGAGTCTGGAATTCATCAGCAATGAAGTTTTCAACCAAGTTAGCAAGTCGTTTCGCACGAGGAGCATTCGCCATTTCCAAATAAGGTTCATCTCGCGCCCTATCGAATGTCAGGTTGAAACCTGTGTATTCAATCATGGTACGGAATTGCTTAGTAATAGAAAGGGGTCGGATGACCTGTACACGCGCTTCGGCTGTAGCTGTAGCACCTTCACCGGCTAGGTATCTTTCTTCCAAGCGGTAATCAAGTGTTTGACCAGTTGCAAAGCGTAGGTTTTTAAAATCTGATTCAAGATTTCGGTTTGCGGTTCTAGCAAATGCTAGACTGTTCCAGAATCGGACGAACACGTCGTCCAATACATACTGGGTTTCTCTAAAGACGTTAGCCATTGTTCTATCTCCCTGACCGAACAAATGTTTATTAATTACTCAAGCATCATTGCTCAAGTGCCTAACTACCATTTGTCCGGCGGAAGACTAGATACACGCCACTACTAATTTATAACTTTGGCTGACGGATGGCCGATACACGTCTGTACTGCGATTAAAAACATCTTAGAACGTGATTAACAATCTGTCAAATGAGCTATCTACCCCTTTTTTGATTCAATTGCGCCTTTCTTTTAGCATCAGATTTGGCAATTAAATCCTCAATAGACTGCTCTTTTTTCTTGGTATTTACCGGCATTGAGCCATCTTCACGAGTTTTACTAATGGGTTTTGGTGCTTTTGTTCCTGGAGCTGCTTTTCTCATACGCTCCTCAAGTCTGCCCATTTCCATGATTTGGACTGCGGGATCGGAAATATTAGCAATGCGCTGTAATTCTGCCGGTTGCCGTTTACTGGCTGCATAAATAAACGCTGCCGGATCGGCCATTCCACGTAAAGCATATGTCATGGGGTCAGTGACAGGTTGAGCGCCCACTACATCCCTAAAATCACTAAAGCGCCCCATTCCACGGGTAAATTTGTCCTCAAACTCGGCTTGATGGGCTTCATCTCGGGCTTGTTGCTGTTGTTGGGCTTGTTTTTGGCCTATCTTAGATACTGTTTTTTCAACAAACTTCTCTAGTTGACCTTCCCATGACTCGGTTGAATCGGGGTTGTACTCGAATTCCTGCGCTTGTTGAGCCACTTGTTGCTGCGTAGGCTGTTGACCCTGATTATTACCCCGAGCAAGCCTTTCACGAATTGCTTTATTAATGCGCTCGTTAACTTCTTCCTCAGTATACGTTTTAGGAGGCGTCTTAGCATTTCCATAATCGTCATATTCTGGTTCCTTCTCTTTTGGTTCATCTTCTGGATCATCGTCCGGTTCATCATGGTCAGGTGATTCTAATTCTTTTGTCTCTTGCTCGGGTGAATCAATATCACCATAAGAAACGTCTGGCGCTTCTTCTGGCTCATCGTGCCGGCTCTCGGGTGTCGGCGGTGTTTGCGACGAAGTGCCGCCCATCAACATATCATCAATGTTTCCAAATTCTGTAGCCATTTCAACATCCCCTGTTTATTTGTCCACTGAACGTCCACTGAACGTCCACTGAACGTCCGTTTATTGAATCTTATGGGTCAATATTTTCACTAAATTATCAGCGTGTGCTATTGACTCATCACTTTGTGTGCGTTGTGTTTCAGCGAGATAACGTAGCTCCTGCTCTTGTATATCGCCCGCAACCACCAGTTTTTCCGTTTCTAATTTTTGAAGTGCTACTTGTGCGTCCATCAGTATTTTTTGTTGTTTTAGTCGTATCTCCTCCTCTTTTAGTTGTAATTCTTTTTGCTGCATTGCCATTTGTTGCTGTTGCATTTGCATTTGTTGCTGCATCATCATTTGTTCAGGCGTGGGCTGACCGTTTTCATGCGGCATCTTTCCGGTTTTTCCTGCTTCAATGATTTCAGGCGGCACAATTGTTTTTAATCGGTTCTTGATTTCGAGGTTGTTAGAGAGCGGTAGATTGTCTGCGTACAAATCGGCAACGAGTTTGAATGTTTCGGGGTCAGCCTGTAATACTTCCCGCAATGACTGCAACGCTTCCGCTTTTTGTCCTTCGTAACTTGGTCCTGCAATAAGTCTGACTTCATAAGTTCCCTTTCTGATATCGTTTTCAATCAGTTCCCCGTATTCATCCATTTGTTTGTTTACAGTGATATTTTTCATTCCTTCGTCTGGCATCATCAGAGTGATAACCCGCTCAGAGTCATAAACGCGCGGTATCATTTCGTTAACGATAGAGCCACCGGTTGTAATGGCGCGGTTTACTGAATTGAAAAATACATAGGTTGAATAGGAGCCTTGACGGGTACGGGCATCAATAGCGCTGCCTGACACTTCATTGCCTTGTTGACCGAGCTGCGTAGGATATAAACCGGTTGCCAGGTACAAATCTTGTATTGCAATTTCGTATTGTTGCAGCAAAGAGGCGGACAGCTCAGGCGGTCTTAATTGCTCAGGTTTTGCACCGCTCGGGCTTTCATCATAAGCAAGCAAACCTTGTACGCTGTTTGGGTCACGCCAGTTTCTTTGAGTGTCCAAGCCTTGTACGTTCTTCTTGCTGCCTATGAATTGGTCATAACGGGATATCTTGAGGATAAAGGCGGATTGTGTGCGAATGTAGTTGATATAGCGCTGCGTATCGCGGCAATCGCCAAAGAATGAGCGGCAAATCTGCTTACCGTTTTTGTCGTAGTAGCTGTTTTGATCCATGAATACAACGGGGAGCTGTTCGGCTGGGAATTCGCCATCTTCCAGGATGTAATCACCGGCTATCTTGTAATGCCATATTTTGTATGATTTAAACTTGCGCTTATCTTCAATGCGCACCGGTTCGCCATCATCCCAAAGCGTCATCATGTCGTAATCTTCCTCGATGGGAATCTCTTCAACTTCTTCGGCATTGGAATCGCCCATACTGGCTATTCCTTCGGCTTCCTTGTCCTCGTTTGGCATCATTTGGTCTTGATTGTCCATGCTTGGCATCAAATCCATGCCTGGCATTTCTTGACCAATTGCGGCGGTTAAATCTAAATCATCACGATTCTGTTCGAGCTTGGCATTCATTTCGCGTGATTTTTCTATCAGCTCGTCAAGTTCTTCCTGGTTGTATGTTTTGCCGTTGGATAGTTTATAAAGCGTGTCGTTTTCAAACTTGCGTTTAAAATGGTCAAGTATGGTTATTGCTTCATTATCTGCCCAGGTAAAAGGATCTTCCCCTTCGGATGGTTGAACGGCCAGGGCTATATCTTCGGCGCTGGCTGTTGGACTCATGGTCTTTGATATTTTTTCTTCGAGGTCTTTTCCGTACACTTCGCGGAATTTCTCGCGGCTCATGCGGGTGATATAACCGCAGTGCATACCGTCTGTTTTGTTGGGAGTCTCCGCACTGATATCAAAGTATGTACGGGTTGCATCTTTGAAGTGACCGTAGCAAATATCCAAATCAAACGAGCGCTGATGTGTGTAATCTGTACCCACATAGAACGCGCTATAACCACCAATGGCGGCTTGACCGGCTGCAACCTGGTAAGTAATCGTTGCATCAGTTGAAAACATAATGTCTTTGACAATTAGTTCTCGCAGATGGGCTGTATTCTCATCGCAATTAGTCATCGGAACGACTTGCAATTGCGGGGTATTTTGTTGCTGTTCGCCCAATAAAGAGTTCGACATAGCACCGAGTTTATTAGCAACCATCGGCACTTTTCGGAACGTCTTAATCATGTCGTCCTCTTCGTCAGCCGTCCACTGTTGGCCGAGTACAAAGGAGTGCATCTCGTGGTATTGGTCTATGTTGAACTTAAACCCTTCACGAAACTTTTCACAAGCTAAACGCGCTTCATGCGCGATTTTTTCCGCTTTCTTGGCCATAACTAAATCCTTTTAGTTGTGTATTAAATTAATCGCCCTGCTGTTCTCTCCGGTATAATGTTGGCCTGGTAAGAAGATGTGCCCGCGTGCTGTCCGTAAGCGAATGTGAGCATTAATGAGTCGGCTTTATCTGGGCTATTCATGCCCCGCTTTCTCGCATCTTTCTTGCTTTCAATCACTAAACGCCCTGAGCTGTTGTAGTCATAGCCCAAGCCGCAAAGCTCTTTTTGTAATTCTGGATCGTCTGGTATTTGTACGGGCATATCCTGGTTTAACCATTCCCGCATTTCATGCCAAAGTTCCGCGCGAAGGTTTAAGAATTGGTCAGGGTTATTTGCAGCTCTCGCCACATTCACACCAACCACACATTCGTAACCCATTTCGCATAATCTATCGACAACGCCCGCGCCAATGCCAATACAGTCTATAAACATCTTGTGAGGCCGCTCTTTATCAATAATCATTTTGAGCTTGCCCACGAGCTGCATTGTGTCTAATCCTTGATACGTTTCGCCCTTGTAAGCTAAACGGCCACGGCGACGGATAATTGCACTTTTATCTTGTCCGCCCCTTGCAGGGTCAACACCAATTAACAAGGCTGATGTTGATTCAACCTGGTTCTTTCGTGCTTTCTGTACCGGTTCCACGGTGATAAATGTATCCGTAATCGAATTTAAAAATGCCTCTTCGTCTGTGAAGGGGTATTCTTGACTAAAACCTTTACACTTTTGCCCATAATCACCGTCAAAGTCTGACAGCTTGTTACGTCTCCATGCTAAATGTCTCGCGGTCAATCCATCAGCCGCATACAACAACATCCAGTCTTTTTCCTCGTCGGTGAGCGTCATGCCCTCCGCGCTGCGTGTATATTCATCTTGCCAATACCAAGGCACAAAGATGTTTATATAATCCGATTTACCCTCTTTGGCATCCTGCCAATCAAGATAAAAGGCGTTAGCAATACCGTTTGCTGTCGATTCTTTTATCTTTTCTGTTCCTGGTATATCGGCAACCGTTTGTTCTATCCCTCGCTTAATCTCAACGTGGTTGTCATAAAAGGCATACTCAGACAAATGCATTAATTGATTCGTCATCGAGCGGCCTATCTCTTTACTGCCCGCAGTTCCTACTCGATAACCAGAATTGAGTTTATTAAATAGCAACTGGTTCTCGTTGTCTTTGTCGGGCTTTGGTGCAAGGCCAGCGGGCAAATTGTGGTTGTATCGCTTGGTCATTGCAAAAAGGCTGCGTGTCGCGTCTCCCATGTGGGTCAAAATAAACGCTTGTGTGCCTGGGAGTGTGAGCGCTTTATGGAAATAGCGGCCAGAAATGTACGTGCTGATACCTTGCTGACGGCCTTTTAAAATGTTTGCTCTCACATATCCAAGCGCCAATAACTGCGCCTCTAACTTACCATGTACATATTTTTGAGCGCGGTTAAACTCAAATGCTGTAAGTTGCCCTGACTTATCAGCTATTTTAAAAAAGGATGGTGCAAACTCTTCCAGGTCGTAAACATTAATCATGTTTTACCTTTAGCTCACCTGATATAATTTTCTCCAAAACAGACACAGCATTGTCTTGCTTGTCGTCTTTGTCTTCTGTGTAGTCATCACGAAAGCGGTTTTTCATGGTGAAAATCCACGGGGCAGCGCCAAACTTCTCGTAATTTCCTTTTATGCCATCCTCGCCCATTTGTTCCCAAACGGCCTGGGCTTTCTGCAATCCCTTCTCTAATGCTTCTTTGAATTCGGGATGAGAGTCTCGCCAGTCATAAAGCGATTGACGTGTAACATCGAAAGCAGCGCAAACAGCCGCGAGACTCTTACCAGTAGCAAGAATCTCCTCGGCTTTTTTTGCGTACTCTTTTTTGTACTTATTGGGTGTTCCCATAGCACGACCCTTTTATAGTGTAAGACTTAGGGTCCGGCTTGTTCATTACGGTGAGCGCCTTCTTGTGCGCCGTCGTTCTTGCCAGCTTCGCCAGGCATACAATACTTTGGTTGCTGGGCATTCTGTTTGTTAACCATCTTGCCATACATAGATGGAACACCGTTGTAATGGGTGTTTTCCTTTTCTTCTGAATAGTCTTTAACTTCGCTCATTTTAAGCGCTCCTTGTAAATTATTAACCGGTTAATAGCTTCGCGTAACGTCCTGTTATCGCTTAATCCTAAGATAGCACACGGTTAGTTATCCACAAAATGCGTGAATAAGTCTGTTGATAAGAAAAAATCAACAAATATTAAAACTTTTCTTGACATGGGCAGTCTGGCCATATATCATTAACCCATCAAGACTAATGAGGAAACAAAATGCATATAAACGACGCTCTAAAGGTACTGGGAATCACGGGCGAATATAACCCTGACAGTGTAAAGGCTGCCTATCGCAAAGCATGTTCGCTTTATCATCCAGACAGAAACCCAGCCGGTTTAGAGATGATGAAAATGGTTAATCAAGCCTATGAAGCGCTTAAAAACGCGACTGGTGAGGCGAAAATAGAGGGTGACTACTCATCCTATGGGGAAGACCTAAATAACGCCTTAAACGCCGTCATGGGGCTTGGATTCGATATAGAAATATGTGGTGCTTGGATATGGTTACACGGCGATACGAAACCACACAAAGAAATAATCAAAGCAGCGGGCTTTATGTGGGCTCCTAAAAAGAAGCTTTGGTATTTTAGGCCAGCGGATTATAAATCAAGAGGACGGGGGAAGTTTTCAATGGATGAGATAAGAGCGTCACACGGTAGCGAAAAGGTGACAGAAAAAGAACGTAACAAACTAAGGGCTGCATAATGAAATACCAAATAATTGATAGTGTGCGCGTCAAGCGCACTAGATTTGAATTGCTAACCGATGGATTTATTTATCACGTAGCAAAAATTGTGGGTGAACGTGTTACGTTTTTATATAGCAGCTCGAAACATCCACTAGCACTTAAATTTTATGAACGAACAATAGGAGCACATTAAAATGACAATGCCATGCCGGATAACAGACGAAGATTTTTTTAATCCATGGGAGGGCGAGGAAACTTTCTCGCCCGATGAACGAACAATCAATGATTTAACCGTAGCTGAATTAATGGGTGATGACCATTCAGTTTGGCTCGGTAAAAACAAAGAGTTCGGGTACATCCTTGAAATTGAGAACGATGAGGGGCAAACCATCATAGAAAAGTGCATTCATCCCTATGCGGCCGAGAGTTTAGCAGGTTTTTGCAGAAGGTATCTAAGTTTTTATGAAAAATTAGAGGCAGCATGATGGATATAGAAAAATATAGTTGTTATGAGTTCCAAGTGAGGAAGTATGACGGTAAGATTTGCTCGCAAGTTTCAAACGGTTGGGATTATGTAATTTATGATCCCGATTACAAACCTTGTGAGCTCTCCATTATCAGAGAATCTCAAGAATGGTTTGATAGTGAGCAACAAGCGCGTTATGCAGCAATTGGGCATATAACTTTATTAGAAAATGGGGAAGGTTAACATGCGAGTTTGGATAGTAAGCCGGAAACAGGAGCTTGACTGGGATGAAATGGAAGGTGTTTTTTTACATCAAGATGATGCAATTCAACATATCAGAGATTTAGAGCTAGATTTTCCTAGTGAAGAATTTGCAGCAGAAAGTTTAAAAGTAAATGAATAACAACTAAGAGGAATCATGAGAGAAGGAAAGTTTAAAGAGTATTTAGGTGATGGTGCTTATGTAGATTATGACGGCTATCAAGTTTGGGTTACAACAAGCAATGGGATTTCAACCACAAATGAAATTGCTTTTGAGCCGGAAGTTATGGAAAGGTTAATTGCATATTGGACTAAAATATTAGACATGAGGAAAGCAAAATGACAGTACAATTCACAGTGCAACAAATTGACCATATTTGCTATCAAATCGGCGAATGGTATATCCAGTGGGATAAAAAAATGTGGGTTGATAATAAACCCAATCAACATTGGTTAGGTTTTGCAAAAGAGCAGCTCAAAGAAATGATTTGCGGTAGTGACTACGAGGATAATAGCCCAAATCACAAAACAGCCGTTGAGAAGTTAGAAGACACCATCAAGTTTTTAGAGAATGTTTCCCTGGTAATGGGCATCACTCATGGCGGGATTGCTGAAATACTCAGAAGCCCAGATGAGGAAATGCGCGGTAAGCTTACAGATTTATTCCATAAGCTTTCAAAAGATGTTGGCGATTTGTTTTACGCAGAAGTAGACAAAGAAATCAGGAAGTAACACTCACTTCTTTTGCACATGCGCCTTTAGGTGACGTTCCGGCAGTGAATTGCACCTTTTGGCCTTCTTTCAAGGTTTTAAATCCATTCCCTTGAATCTCTTTGAAATACACAAAAAAATCTTTTCCCTCACTTGCTATAAATCCAAATCCTTTTGCTTCGTTAAACCATTTTACAATTCCAGTTTGCATCGTATCTCATCCATTAGTTAAAAAGGCTTCTTCATTGGCTCGGTATGTCCATGAGCATAATCAGGCATTCCGGCTTTCATCCAGGCTTTTACACCACATTCTAGTGACTCTATGGTCAAGTCTCCGTTAACCATATCTTGTTTATCGTCTTCACTCAAGAGGCGTGTTGCTATGAGGCGAGGACTACAACCGCATAACCAGCCTAAATTGCTGATTATTTTTTTGCATTCGTCTTTAGTGGGCATTGGCAGCCTCTTTTAACATCTTTAATCTTTCAGCTATTGGTATATGAGGCGCTTGAGTAA